ACCGCATTGGCGAGGGTCTGAGCTGCACCATCAACAGCGCGACGAACATCAGCGTCACGCTTACCGCGCACGGGTTCACGGCGGCCAACATTGGTCAGTTCATGCTGATCGGGGCCATCAGCGGGGCCAACGGGGTTCCGGGCCGCTACGCCATCGCTTCTATCCCTGACGCCAACACAATCAACTTCACGGTCGCCGGCTGGCCTGCCAGCGGTAGCTGCACGCTTGACGTGTTCGGCTGGAACTACATTCGCTGGCTTTACACCGGCACGGGTGCCACCACCGCCAACGTCGACTCGCAACGCTACGGCTGGAACCTTGGCGACACTGCCGCCACCATCAACACCACCGCCTCGCCCGGCCACATGGCGCAGACGGCAATTGACGGCCGAAACATCTACTTTTCGGACGGCCTCATTGCCTCGGCTGCCGCGCCGGCCCTGACCAGCCGCGCGCATCGTTGGGTGAACATCCCCGACCAGGAGGTCGAGCTTTACCTGTACCTGTGGTCTTTCAACGGCACCACCAACCCGGCCAGCGGCACCACCTGGACAGTCGGTTTCGTGAGCATTGAAGACACGGTCAACTTCCCGGTCTACATCGCAGGCTCGCGGCCCAACGGCACCAGCAACCCGCTGCCCGTGGTGCAGACCGTTGCGGGACCGACGCAGCCTGTTTCCGGCACCGTTACCGCCACAGTTACAGGCGCAACTGTTGCCGCGGGTACAGCTGCAATCGGCGACGTTGGCGTGCAGTACAGGGCCAACGCCACGGGCGCGGCTTCGCGCTCGCACCTTGTCAGCGCGGCTAGCACTAACGCCACCGTCGCCAAAGCATCGGCGGGACGCCTGCTCGGATGGCACGTCAGCAACACGAACGCAGCCTATCGCTACGTCAAGCTGCACAACACCGCATCTGCGCCGACCGCTGGCACTGGCGTCGTGCAGACAATCGCCGTGCCGCCGAATGGCGTGGCGAGCTTTCAGATGTCGGGCGGGATCGGCTTTGCTACCGGCATCGCCTTCACGACCGTCACCGGTTCGGCCGATGCCGACAGCGCGGCCGTCGCTGCTGGCGATCTGATTATCGATTTGTTCTTCGCGTAACCCATGCTTCTTCTGCTGCTGAATCAGCCGGCGGCTGGCGGCAGCACGGCAAACGGCGTCACCATCACCGCCACTGCCAGCCTGACCGCTGGCGCGGCGAACGGGGAGGCTTTAGCTACCGGCGTCACGCTATCGACGACTGCTAGCCTGATTCCGGGCTCGGCCGTAGGCGGCGGCGGAGGGATACCCGGCAACGCTTCCGGCGTCACCGTCACCGCGACGGCTTCGCTGATTGCCGGAACCGCTACCGGCGGCGGCGGGATTGCTGGGGACGCGGCAGGCGCAACCATCACTGCCGCGGCATCCCTTATTGCCGGGCAGGCTACCGGCGCGGCATCTACGCCGGCCGCTCTAGTCTCGGCGTCGTCCCTGCTGGTGGCCGGCGGGGCTTACGGCGCAACGGCAGTAGCGCAGGGGCGCACCTACTTTGCGACGCTGTCATTCATTGCCGGCACCGCGGGACCGGGCTCATTCAGCGCCAGCGAGTACACGCAGCAAGTGCTGTCGCAGGTTAGCCGAATCGGACCTAGCTTCGTTTACGGGGTTGACGAGCGAGTGGGTGCTACTATCAAGGTATCATCGCGTCGCATCGGAAAGGCGACTACATGAGCATGGTTGGCGAGCTGATCGCTGGCGACACGCTGGACTTTACGGATTCCGTGTCTGGCTATCCCGCGACGGACGGCTGGACGCTCAAGTATCGCCTCGTCCCGCGGTTCACCACGCCGACCCAAGTACCCATCACGCTGACGGCAACCACGGTCAACGTGACCGACTACAGGGTCCAAGCTACCAGCGTTGCGACTTCCGCGTGGGCACCTGGTGCCTACGCTTGGGCGCGCTGGGTCGAAAAGGTGGGCGAGCGGCAGAGCCTCGGCGACGGCCAGCTATCGGTAAAGATCGACATTGCCACCGCGCCGCAGGGCACGGACACCCGCACGCAAGCGGAGCGCGCCCTTGAAGACCTGCGCGCCGCCTATGCGACGTTCGACGGGACGCGCAGCGAGTACACCATCGCAGGTCGTACAGTGAAGTTCGCGCAGCGGTCGGAGATCATTGCGCAGATGAGCTACTGGGCAACGCAGGTCAAGCGCGAGCGCCGGTCCGCCGCGCTGTCCGCTGGTCTGCCCGATCCATCCATCTTGTATCTGCGGGGTAGCTGATGTTCGAAGCCATCGCCAAGCGGATATCCAAGATGTTCGGCGGCACGCGGCAGCCTGTATCGCAGCGCATCGTCGTCGGCGGCGGGGTGCAGCGTTACGCGGCCGGCACCAAGACGCGCTTGCGCGGCGGATGGTCTACGCCGAACTCGTCCGCGAACGCCATGTTGGACGCCAACCTGAAGCAGATGCGCAACAGTTCCCGCGCGCTGATGCGGGACTCCAGCTACGCCAAGCGCGCGGCGATGATCGTCGTCAACAACGTCATCGGCACCGGCATCGGCATCCAAGCCAACATCCGCAGCACGCGTAACGAACTGCGGACATCGGTAAACGACGCCATCGAGGCCGCGTGGGCTCAGTGGTGCATGCCGGCGAATTGCAGCGTCGGCGGCGAACTGCACTTCTACGATCTCGAGCGGCTGGCGCTGCGGCAGGTCGTTGACGCGGGCGAGGTGTTCATCAAGGTTCACTTGCGGGCCTTGGGCGACAGCGCCGTGCCGATGTCGCTTGAGATCATCGAGGCCGAACGGATCGCGGACGAATACGTCCGGTCCGCCGACGTGTCCGCCGGCAACATCGTGGTCATGGGCATCGAGGTTGACCAGTACCACCGGCCGCAGGCTTACTGGGTGCGCGACTATCACCCCGGCGACCATCGGCTACTGGCAGGCAAGATAGACCAGACGCGGCGCGAACCCGCGTCAATCATGTTCCACATGCGGATTTTCACGCGCTACCCGCAGACGCGCGGGGAGCCGTGGCTGCATACCGCCATCAACAAGCTGCACGACATGGACGAATATACGTCGTCCGAAGTCACCGCCGCGGCCATGAGCGCCAAGATTTTCGGCAGCATCAGCAAGAGCCCCGACATGGACCCTGACATTGACGGGCCGTCGGGCGCAACCACTGAGGCGGACGGCAGCAAGTCGTTCAACATCGAGTCGGGGGTCATGTACGACCTGGACCCAGGCGAGTCCATGAACCTGCACGCGCCGAACCGGCCGAACTCCGCGCTCGATCCGTTCCTGCGGTACATGGTCCGCGAAGTTGCGACAGGGGTCGGCGTGTCCTACGCCAGCCTATCCGGCGACTACTCGCAGACGAACTACAGTTCAAGCCGTCTTGCCTTGCTAGATGACCGCGACTGCTGGAAGGTCCTGCAGCAGTGGTGGATTCGCACGTTCCGCCAGCGGCTTCATTCCATCTTCATCCGCCAAGCGGTCTACTCGCGCGGCATCGGCGCGGTATCGGTCGCGGAGTACGTCGCCGACCCGATGAAGTTCGAATCTGTCCGCTGGAAGCTTCGCGGCTGGAGCTGGATTGACCCGGCCAAGGAAGTCGCGGCATACAAGGAAGCGGTTCGGGCTGGTTTCACGACCATCACGAAGGTCATTGACCAGACTGCGGACGGCAGCGACCTTGAGGACATCATCGAGCAGCGCCGGGCGGAACTTGATGCCTTGGAAGCCGCGGATATCCCTGTGGATACAACGCCGACGGAAGCCGTTGAGCCTGTTCCGGTTGAGCCGACGGCACAGCCGGACACTGAAGATGACGCCGAGGACAACGCCGAGGATGACACCGAGGAAGAACAGCAACCCGCGGCGCGCGTAGTCGCGCTAAGGAAGTGACATGGAACAAATCAAGGTAGGCAACCTTCTGCGCGACGCCAGTGCGCCGCAAATCAGCGTCCGCAAGTCGGAGAATCGTTCTTCTATCAGCTTCTCCGCGAGCAGCGAGGAACCGTACGACCGCTGGTTCGGCACGGAGATTCTTTCGCACAAAAAGGGCGCGCTGCGTATGGAGCGGTTCGAGCGCGGCGCAGTCCCGCTGCTGTTCAATCACAACTGGGACGATCCCGTCGGCATGGTCAAGTCCGTGTCGTTGCGCGATAATCGGCTGTATGTAGACGAAGCCGAGATGTTTACCACGCCGCGAGCGCAAGAGGTTGAGCGGATGGTGGACGAAGGCTTGCGCAATGTCAGCGTCGGGTATCAGATTCACGAGTTCACCGAGGACGAGAAAGCCAACACGTTCACGGCCACTGACTGGGAAGTTCTGGAGGTTTCCATCGTCACCGTTCCTGCCGATTCAAGCATCGGCGTGGGCCGCAGTGCAGACAAGTCAGAGCGCGACGTAGTCGTGCGCAAGGTTTCGTCAACCGCGGCCCCCGCCGCTACTATGGAGGTTAGCCACATGGCAACCGAGCAGAACGCCGCCGCGGGCGCA